CGGTCATTCAAATGCCCAAGGTGCGATGTCACTCACGACCAACGGTAGGCTATGTGTAGCTGAACGCCTCAAGGTTGGTGGTGGTCAATCTGATACAAGTGGTCCATCAGACACATTACATATTGTTGGTAATACGTATGCAACGGGTAAGTTTCACACTGAAGGCAACAAGTCGGTAATTAGAGGTGGTTCACCAACCCTGTATTTTAGGGATACGAATCAGAACTCTGCTATGATACACAATAACAGTAACGTTCTGTATGTGTTACGCGGAGGAAACGACACGGAAACCTGGTCAGCGGTGAATGGTGTGTGGCCCTGGATTTGGAATCTCACAAATAACGATTCCACGTGTGGTGGGAGTCTCTATTGTTACGGAAACGTCACCGCGTACTCAGATCTTAGACACAAAGAGGACATAGTCAAACTCGATAACTGCCTTGAAAAAGTTGAAAAACTTAATGGTTACACCTATACACGTAAAAATGACGGTAAACGTTACACCGGTCTCATCGCCCAGGAAGTCCTAGAGGTTCTCCCCGAAGCTGTATCCACAGATGAAAAGGGAGAATACGCCCTCGCCTATGGTAACATGGCGGGTCTTTTAGTTGAAGCGATGAAGGAGATGAAATCTAAGCTCGACGTAGCACTTGCGCGTATTGACACACTCGAAAAAAAATTAGAAGCTTAATGTAATATGCCTGTAGACTTACAAACAGTGGCATTGGCTAATGGCGACACCGCACCGCATTCATTGAATGAACTATACGGTGTGACATTTACTGACGGAACAAGTTCGCCTTCATCTGGTACAATAAGTTTAAGTCACTTTAATGGAAAAACTATCGGTGGAACACAAACATTTAGCTATAACCTGACAAATGTAATGGGATCATCCAATCAGGGTGGTACTTGGAGAGGTCATACATTTACAAATTGGACCCTTCCAACTGGATTCAGTAGTACCAGTTCAAATTTTTCATTTAAGGTCGATATTACCAATTCTAACCTTTCCGGGGGTTATTTTGCATCCGGGACTCACTATGGAACTGCTCACATGTATAATGTTAATAATAGTAGTGCCACTGTAACCCACGATACCTCAGCCGGCTGGTGGTTCAACCCCCCAGTCTCGGGTGTATCGGGTAGTTCTTATAGTGCGTGGTCTTCAACAAAAACATCTGTTAATAACTCATCGTATCAACTTTCGGCGGGCGACACCGTAGCTCTACATTTGAGTCAATATGTAGAGTACTGGCCAACGCTTAATATAACATTTACAATTACTTGGTAATATGAGACTGCAAAAATATGCACACAAAATACTCCGAGTTAATACTATATAATGTCCAATATCCACTGTACCAGTAGCCTCACCGTAAACGATGATCAATCGGCGACCATCACAATGGATCTCTGTAATGTTTGTTACAAAACAATTCAAACGCATTTTGCAGACCCCACAGAATGGGTGAATGAACTCGTGAAAGCTAGCATCGCGTACCGAGCTGAAAATATTTACAGACGTCAATTGGAAAAACATTTCACCGAAGGTACTACACCCGAGAATTCTACCAAGGAGTCTATCATTCTGTCATATGAACACGACCCATCAAAACCTTTGCCACCATAAAACTTTAATGCCCTTTTCTCTCCGGTGAGTATTCCTCACTGTAAAGAAAACTTGACATGGTCATCAATTGTGAACTTAAAAAAAACTCTCGCTATACTATAAAATGTCTGGTGGTATTGCCCAACTCGTGGCCGTCGGTGCCCAGGATGCGCACCTAGTCGGTTCGCCAGAAGTCAGCTTTTTCCGCTCAACCTACAAACGACACACAAATTTTTCCCAAACTGTTGAACGTCAAGTGATTCAGGGGAACGTCGCGAACAATGGTATGTCCACCGTTCGTTTCGAACGCAAGGGTGACCTTTTGGGATATGTCTACCTGGTCGCGAATGATGGTACCCAAGCTGTGGATATCAGTCAGGTGAACTGGCGTACAATGATTTCCAAGGTCGAAGTCCTAGTCGGTGGTCAGGTTATTGATGAACAAGACGCCACCTTCTCCACCCTCATCGCACCAACTCTCGCGTCTACCTCTTCGCCAAAGTCTATGGGCGCCGACCTCTTCGGTGCGACAACTGCTTCTCGATTCTACCCACTCCGATTTAGCTTCTGCGAAAATTGGCAGTCTGCTCTCCCACTTATTGCCCTTCAGTACCATGATGTCGAGCTACGAATCACATGGGGTACAGCGGCGGCGGACGCTGGCCGAAAGTGGGAAGTCTTCGCGAACTATGCGTACTTGGACACCCAGGAGCGCGAAATGTTTGCATCCAAGCCACAAAACATGATCATGACCCAAGTCCAAAAGGCTATTGCCTCTGGATCTAAAATCCAGGAACTCAATTTTAACCACCCAGTGAAATACTTGGCGGCGGCTGATGCCAGCGCTGTTACTATGGTGGGTACTAACGGTAACAAGCTTAAGCTTCAAATAAACGGTACCGATGTTGCCGACTACAAGTACGCGAACCCACACTTTACGAGTGTGCCATTGTACTACCACACTTCCAATGGTGATTCTAACCCAGGTACCAAGTTGTTCACGTATCCATTCTGCTTGGATACCGGTAAATTGCAACCAACTGGTACATTAAATTTCAGTCGTCTCGACTCAGCCCGTATCATAAACGACACTGCACTCTCCAATCAGGATATTTATGCCGTAAATTACAATGTGCTTCGCATAGAAAACGGCATGGGTGGCCTACTCTATAGCAACTAAATCTCTCAGTATTTATTAAACCGCAATGTGGAAGACAATCTTCCTCCTCGCCATCGTTTTTGTATTGACGTACGATCCCAAGTCCAGGACACTTGAAAAGTTTGTGGGGCAACAAACGCCGCCAACTCAAAAGTCTTGTGACCCTACGCATTATGAAGCCGTTCAATTTGCGCAACATCCATATGAATGCCCTCCTCCAGGCAAACCTAATATGGGTGTCCTTACTTAAAAGAAAGACTCATTTGTAATTCATAATGATGCAAATGGACCGCGAAACTCTCATGATGATTGCCACAATTGTCGCAATTGCTGGTGTTATCTTCCTTTTCAAGGAAATGAATAAGACGAAAGCCGAAGTTGAAAACTTCAGGAACTTTTCGAATAATATTATGCAAAATCTTATAGCGGTCCCAGAAGATGTGGAAGATGACGAAACCACCCCACAAATCGAAGAGTCGGCGGGAAAAGTTGAGGAATAATCATATCCGTTTATTATAACTTGCGAATGCGCAATGAAAAAATACAAAGCTATAGCTATACCGGTCAGCTTTGCTGATGAGAAACCAAAATTTCTCACCGTCAGAGATCGAAGATTCAAGGATTGGATATTTGTCACAGGCGGTTGTCGCCGAAGAGAGATATTCAACCCCCTACGATGTGCTTTACGAGAACTTGAAGAGGAAACACGTGGTGTTGTAGCCCTTAAAAATGGCGAGTATACCACGTATAAGTTTACAGTCAAAGAAAGTCCAACGGTAGAATTGGAATATAATGTATTTGTCTTCTTCGTGGATTATAAAAAAGGTGAACAATCGTCACTTATCAAAAAATTTTATGAAGAAAAGCAAAAAACAGCCCTTAAAAAGATTCAAAAACAACCAATTAAAAAAACATTCGATGAAAATGATTTCATGAGTTTTGATACTCTCGAGGAATTCAATTCACGCAAGCGATGGAAGCTCATTATAGACAATGTTCTCAAGAATCCAGAATTTTATGCCTGTGTGACATCTCTCAATAGAAAAACATTTTCTATTAAATAGAATGAAGTCAAAAGCTTACATTTTAACACAAATTAGGGAACTTCTCAGAACAAATCGTGGTTTAGGTGACGAAGAAATTGAAGAATGGATTCAGGAAAATAAAGGTAAAACTGTCTATGAACTTTTAACCATAAAGAAACATTTATCTGAAACGATGGAATTTCCCGATGTATCATGTATGATGAGGTATAGAGAATAACAGCAATAGTAAGGTATGTTTAAGAAGTGGTGTATTCAACAAGAATTTGTTACTAAACCCCCAAACTCCGATGTATCACATGTGCTCTTGGACGGCGGTCGCCTGTCCGTGCCATTTGATAGATTGAATGATTTCCAAGAGGAGTATATTAAAGCTGTAAAAGCTGGTGAAAAGTTGTTTGTTGTTGAACAAAAGACACCAAATTATAACTTCTTTGTAGATGTTGACTACAAGGATGTGAGAGCACTTACAATTGAGGAAATTCAGAATATCTGTAAAGTTATTTGTGACAAAGTGAAAAGACATGGGGGTGGGGATTGTGTCATCTCAGTGGCACAGCCTAAAATGGTTGGGGATCTTATGAAGACGGGTGTACATTTAAATTGGCCAGGATACGTTGTAAATCAGGCTTCTGCATTAGCACTTCGAGAACATATTTTGGTAGCCCTCTCAAAAGCAAAAGGGGGTGTGGATTGGAATGAAATCATTGATGTTGCAGTTTATGGTGATATTAAGCGTCGTACACGTGGGAGTGGTCTTAGGATGCCATGGTCGTATAAACTAGCCAAGCATACCTCTTGTGGTGGAAAGGGGTGTCAAGAATGCAAAGGTACGGGTAAAGTTATTCAGGTCTCATATCTACCGCTATTTGTTTATAGGTCTGGAATTCTAAGTATGATTCAAAGAATAGACCCCAAGCCGGATCTAGATATTCTTAAAATGACGACAGTTCGTACAAATGCTGAAGATTGTGTGACAGTTGAACATCCATCTATTTCTGTAAAAGAGGGTTCTTTCACGGATGCACAAACAAAGGACGAAATTCAAGACGAGGAGCTTCGTGAGATGATTGAGGTATTTGTTCAACAAAATATGGAAGGTCAAGAGGGGGCTTATATTACAAATATATACAGACAAAAAGACTGTTATTTTGTGTCAACAAACTCAAAGTACTGTGAAAATCTTAAAAATACACATAATTCAAATCATGTATGGTTTATGGTTAGTGGTCGTGTTATAGCCCAGAAGTGTTTTTGTCGTTGTGAGACGCTCCGTGGACGACGGGATGGATTCTGTAAGGATTTTTATGGACGTAAACACGAACTTCCACATAAAATTGTAGAAAGGTTATATCCCGAAAAGGATGACATCAAGAAGTGTCCAGAAATTAAGAAATTTGTAGAAAAAGTTCACGTGGATCCCAAGAATGCTAAACCTCATCTTGAGCTTTTCATGAAAAGATTTATGAAGTGCCCCGAGGATATAAGGGTTGTTAAAATTTCGAGGCAGCGTTCGGATTTTTCAGTACTCACGACATCTAATTATTGCGAGGTTATTAGGGGGTGTCACGAGGATGTTTCGATGATATATACCATTAAGGGTAATAAAATAACACAAAAATGTCCATTGTGTAAGAAACCCCCGAAGGGAAGTGTCAGAACACACGAGATAAATGGAAGCGTGAAGAATATATTGTATCCGCCTCAAAAAAAATAACAAACAATATCAGAAGAATGTCTATCGTTCTAGTTGGAGCGTCTATATATCTTATATTATCGCTCGTTGGTGATATAGATGATAGACTCAAACCCACCGAAAAGGATATATTCCACGAATACTCAGGAATTCATCCCGAATTATATAAGAAGTATCTGGAGCTTAAAGCAGAAAAAAAGTACGCAGATGCCATAAAAACGATTGAAGAGCTTGCCCTATACGCTAGTTCCGATATTATGGAAGAAATTCACGAAAAGATACTTAAACAGGAGTCTTTATTTATATAAAAATGGTACAAACGAGAACAAGATCTGGTAGACGTATAAAAAAACCTGAATTATTCGAACCAACAGAGACCAATATTGAAGACGATTACGGCGAAGATGAACACGACACAGATTTTGATTCCGATATAGACACAGACGAGGAACTTTATTCGGATGACGACGAATATAGCGACGATGACGATGAAAATGAAAACCTGGAGGGATTTGTGGTAGATGACGATGAAGATTCCGAAGAAGATTCTGAAGAAGAATAGACTTAAAAAAATTAAACTCTATAATTAAAATGGAAACAGACATTGGAAATCCAATCGAATACGATCCAACCGTCGATTCTTTACGCGAGGAAAAAAGTGATGATAATAGAATTGAAGATGAGAGGGAACAACAGCCCTATAACGAGCAATATTATTATCAGCCACAACCCACACAGACATTTCAACAGCCAGCGTTCCAGAATCAGTTAGATAAAACCGATCTGTTTGCAAATGTGGAAAAATCTACGTGGATAATCGCATTCGCTGTATTTCTTTTAGGGTTTTTCATGGGTAAAACCATGCAACCAGTCATACTTAGATACACCTAATTCACAGGAAAACCAGAAATCCAACCATATTCTGGAACATCTGTATAACCCACAAATGTTCCAGTTTTGCCAACCTTGGGGGGGATAAACCTATCTGTTATGGGCCCCCTATATGTATCCTCAATAAATCCGCGCGTCGTACTTGGTTTTTCCTTTCCCTTTTCCTTTTTTTTGCTTTTGACTTTTATCTTCATGTCAGGTGTAAAAAACAAAATAAAGAATGCTGAGGTTAAAATGAATGTAATTATGATATTAAACATCCTGTTTTAAAATTAAGTTATATTTTTTATTTACGCGGAGCTAGCTTCTTCGGTCTTCCCATCCGTCGATGACTCCATGGCTTCCTCACGCTTCTTGCGCCGATCTTCAATTTCCTTGGCAATGACCGCATCCGCTTCCTTCACCAAATCTTCCATTGGGGTGTCAGGCTTTTCCTTCTTGAGCCTTTCAATCACTTCAGCTGGATGACTGATTGGAGACTCATCAGGTTTCGTGTAGAAGCGTGAATTTTCATCTCCTGGTGCGATATAGTTATCCGAATTCATCATCGATTGTTTGCGTTCTTGGAACATACGAGCAGCCTGGGCTTGATTCTCCTTGTACCCCGACATGATTTCCTGAAGCTTTTCGTTGGTGTAATTAACATCTTCGATCTTGGTCGGATCGGGTGGGATTAACAGCCATTTATACATATCAACAACGTAGATGTCAAATGTACTATCTTCCTTTTGGAGCCGCTTTGCGTGATTTGCAGCTTCATCGCGGGTGGAAAAGGCACCGCGAATTTTGATACCAAACTTGTCATTCTTTTGTGGGGCTTCTGGGCCAACAACCGACAAACAGGCAAACAATTGACCCGGGACAGTGGTGTAATCTTGTTCGAGAGACATGATATTATATATCTTCATGCACCTCAAAACTTTAAGCTGGCTTAAAATATGAAACCAAGATTTGTATATGCATGAATTTTGGGACACAAATGAAGGTTTTGATGTTTTTAATACCTTAGATGTTGCACATGACGAAGAATTTTTGAAATTAATAAAGCACATATAAACATAAAGATCCCATAGAAACTATGGAAGAGAACCGGCGAAATCACAATGACGCTAAGAGGGAACTCATACACCACGTAACCAGGGAGGGTGATCAAATTCTTGACGTTGGGTGTGGTTTTGGTGGGGATCTTCAGAAG